TGCCCGCGTCAATCTGGAGCACCTCCGGGGCTACTCTCCAAACAGTGATTTTCGTGCTTATGGCGATGTTATTGCCGTCAAGGCAGAGGAGATCACCGAGGAGCCGCTGAAAGGCAAAATGGGCCTGTATGTGCAGGTTGATGCCACTGATGATCTGGTTGCCCTGAAAAAGAACCGCCAGAAGATTTATCACAGCATTGAAGTGCATCCCTCCTTTGCAGATACCGGCGAAGCCTACCTGATGGGGCTGGCCTGTACCGATAGCCCCGCCAGTCTGGGCACGGAAATGATGGAGTTTTGTTCCAAAAACACCGTTAACCCGCTGGCATCCCGTAAGCATGATCCGGCTTGTTTCTTCACCGCCGCCGTTGAATCCACGATGGAATTTGAAGATGAGCAGCCGCCGCAGGATGAAGGCAAAAACTTCTTTGCCCGTGTTAAGGCGCTGTTGGGCGGTACGCAACAGCAGTTTAGCCAGCAGAACGGTGAAAACCGTGAAGCTATCGAGGCGATTGCCGAGAGCCAGGGAAAGCTGCTGGACAGCACAACCCAGCTTTCCGTTGCGGTGAAAGGTAAGGCTGACGCTACCGAGCTGGAAAGCCTGCGTAAGGACTTCAAAGCGCTGGAAGAGAAACTAAAAGGCCAGGACGCCGATCAGTACAGCCAGCGCCCGACTGCCACTGGCGGCGATGGTCAATCAACTCAACATCTGGCTGATTGCTGATAAGGCTCAGTGCGTCAGGCTCAGGAAAGGAAAATAAGATGCGTAATACAACCCGCGATTTGTTTGATAAGTACATTCAGCGACAGGCTGAACTGAACCATATCAGTGCTGCTCACATCACCAAGGCGTACAGCATTGATCCGAGCGTTGAGCAGACGCTTGAGGATAAGATCCAGCAGTCGTCTGAGATGCTGAAAAAAATTAATATTTACGGCGTTAACGATCAGACAGGTGAAAAAATCGGGCTGGGTGTTAGTGGCCCGGTATCCAGTACCAACAATTCCACCACGGATCGCCGTCAGCCTACCTCTGTGGCGGCGCTGGATTCGAATAAGTACACCTGTAACAAGGTGAACGCCGATACCTTTACGCCGTACACGCAGCTTGATGCCTGGGCAAAATTCCCGGACTTTCAGCAGCGCCTCAGCAATCAGATCATCAAGCGTATTGCGCTCGATCGCATCATGATCGGCTTCAACGGTACCAGCT